GGTGTGGTCGATGTTCATCACCGGCACCACGCCGTTGCGCGCCTTCGCCGCCGCGGTGCCCTTGCCGACCTTCTGGAAGACGGTGGAGGCGCCGCGCACCTCGGTCTTGCTGCGCACCGTCGGGCGCAGCTTGCTGCCCTGGCGCTGGTAGGCCTCCTGCACTTCGGCTTCGTACTGCTTGATGAAGGCCTGGTCGATGGAAGCGGACATGCGTCCTTCCTTTCAGGATCGGGTTGCAGGCGGCGCGCCGTCGCGGTTGGCCGCGGTGCGCGGACCGCGACGGCGGCGCGGGGCCACGGCCCCATGCGGGGTTGGTCGTGGCCGCAAAGGGTGGGGGCGGGCGATGCGGCATCGGCCGGAAGGCCAGGCACCAGCCCGCCCCCCGGGCGCCACGCGGCAGGGCCGCGGGCGCCCATGCGGCGGGGCGAGCGCGTGCGGGGGGGACCACGCGCTCAAGCCCCGCCGGATCATCGTGACCGGCCGGGGAACCGGCCGGTCGGCCTCAGCTGCCGACCAGACGGCGGAAGCCTTCGGTGACGCGGCGGATGAACTCCGGCTCGCGGGTCCGCCAGTAGCGTGGGTCACGCATCATCGCCCGCAGCTCGCCCTCGGTCTCGGCGGATTGCGGCACCGCGTCGCGGGCCAGGCCCGGCTCGTCCTTCCGCATCATCTGCTCGAGCGCGAGCACGCCCTCGGCGGTGCTGGAGAGCGCGGCATAGACCGGCTCCGGCAGCTTCGCGCGGCCCCAGGCGGCAAGCTGTGCCGCAACCTGGCGGAACCGCTCCTCGCCACCGAAATGCTCGGCCAGTTTTTCGCGCTGGCGATCCGCCTCGTATTGCGCTGCGGCCTCGGCGATCAGCGGCAGCAGCCGCTCGGCGGCCAGGTCGTAGACCAGCTGCGCCTGGTCATTGCTGAAATGCGCCGCATGCAGCCGGGTGTTCACCGCCGGATCGGCGCAGCACAGCTCATGCGGTGCGGTGAGGCTGTATCCCTCCGGCGCCTCCGGAATGCCCATGGCCTGGCGGAAGCGCAGCAGCTCCTCCGGCGCCGCATCGGCAGCGGGCGGGGCGGCGCGCTGCGACAGGCGCCGCTCCAACTCGCGGTAAGATTTCAGCAGCGCATCGGTGCGCAGCGTGCCGGCTTCGGCGTCCCAGAATTTCTCCGGCACCTCGGGCGGGCGCGGGAAGGACTTACCGCCCTCCGGCGACACCGAAGGGGCAGGCGGCTGCAGCAGATCCTCGGGCATGCGGATTTCACTCCCGGTTGGGCTGGGGTTGGGCGGTCGGGCTGCGGCGGATGGCGTTCATGTCCGAACACCGCTCCGCGGTGGTCTGGTGTTCGCAGGGCGGATTCAGGCTTCGGGGCGCTCACGCCCCTCCGCGATCGGCTCTGGCACGAGCACCTCGGCGGGGGCGCCGAGGGTGCGGGCGAGCCATCGCGTCGCGGCGATGGCATCCACCTGGGCGGCGGCCGCGCCGCCGAGCTGGCCGACCGCCTGCAGGAACAGCAGCGTATTGGCGGCATCGGCGCGGCCCTGGACGCGGGCGAGCGGGCTTTCGTAGCGCAGCGTGATCTCCCGCCCATCGGCCACCAGCAGCGCCGGCAGCTCACCCCGCCGGCGCAGGATGGCGAGGCAGCGGGTGACCAGCGGCGTCAGCAGCTCCGCCTGCAGCCTTCCGTAGGTGGCGCCGAGCAGCCGCGCGGTCTGGGCGCTGCGTTCCAGCACCTCGGTCGCGGTCATCCGCGCATCCTGCGGCGTGCCCAGTCGGTCGGCGAGCAGCGCGCCGCGGATGCGCGCCCTGAGGTCCTGCAGCACCAGCTGCGAGACATCGAAGTTGCCCGGCGCGGCGAGCGGGGTGAGGCCGGCGCTGCCCGGCGCCTTCGGGATGATCGCGCCCGGCACCAGCTTGATGGTGGCCGGGTTCAGCACGCCGTCATCCTCGGCCTGCCAGATGCCGGTGGCGGCGATGGAGGCGTTCTTCAGGATCAGCTCGACGACCTTGTTCGCCGTGCGGATGTCGGGCAGCGCCTTCATCACTGGGCCGCGGCCATACAGCTCGCCCGGCACCTTCAGCCAGCGGAAGGCGATGCAGGGGCTCTCGGCGAAGCGACCCTCGGCCAGGGTCAGCGGGCGGGAGGAATCGGTGGTGAGCAGCGCGACATAGCGCGTGCCGCCGCGATCGGGCGCCACCACCTCCAGCACCGGATGGGTCGCCGGGTCATCCGCCGCGGCGGCGCGCAGCAACTCCGCCGGCAGCTCCGCCGCGGGGAAGCGGCGGCGCAGCGCCGCGGCGGTCAGCCGGGCCTGGCGATAGACGGTGGAGAGCCGGCCATCCGGCCCTTCCTCCAGCACCGCGGTCCGTAGCGGCACGGCGGTGAAGCGAAAGGCGGAGGCCTCGCCGAGCGGTGCTTCCTCGACCAGCAGCAGCCCGGTCCCGGCGACCACCAGATCGAGGAAGGCCTGGTGCATCTCGACGGCGAAATTGGAGCGGTCGAAATGGCCCTGCAGCGTCTCCGCCGCATCCTCCAGCGCCAGCGCCGCCTGATGGCCGCGCGGCGTGTCCTGGAAGGGGCGGCTCGGGGTCAGGCCGAACCAGCGCGACCAGGGCGGCGTCAGCTCGGCGAGGAGCGACGCCGCCAGCTGTTCCGCGGCATCGGCGGCGGTGGCGTCGAACAGCGCCGGCCCGCCCACCGGCGGCAGCACATGATCGTAGCAGGCCTGCCAGACCGGCTCGATCGGCCGGCGGCGATCGAGGGCGCGGCCATGGCCGGCGAGGATGGCTTCGGCATCCATGCGCCTCACTCCCCGAGCAGCGATTTGCGACCGGCGGCGCGGAGGACCGGCAGCGGGTCCAGGACACCGCGCGGCGAGGTGGCGATGGTGCCGGCGAGGCCGCGGCTCGCCCGGGCACGCGCCTCGGTCCGCGCCTGGCTCGCCTCCTGCACCTGCCCCGGCGTCGGCGTCGAGGTTGCGGCGGTCGTGTTGGTCGGTGCCGGTTGGACGATCATCGGCTTCGGGGCGCGGAACAGGCCACCCATGCGCATCCTCTCCTGTCTGCGGTGCACGCCCGACCCTGGCCTGAAAAGCTGCGGCCCCGGCACCTCCAGGGGAGGGACCGGGGCCGCAGAAGTCGCAGGGGATCGGGAGGAAGGCCAACAGGCGCAAATCGCCCGTTGACGAGAGGTGATTTATCCTATTGTTTTGGCCAAGTCAAGATTATTTTCTTACAAACCTGGGATTGTTGCTGCGATGCCCCGGCCAGACGGGCACGCAGGCCGCGATACAGGCCGAAGGGCGTCAGCGCGAAAGGGGCCGCGGCCCCCAGCACCGCGCGGCAGAGCGCCACGCAACTCATCGGCAGCAGCGGCGGCAGCGCGGACCAGCGCGGCTCTCCCGGCAGGAACGGCCCGAGCACGATGAAGCCGGCCCGGCCATAGAAGCCCGGCAGGTCGAACTCCGGCGGCAGATCGAGCCGCGCCACCACCAGCCGGCCGGAGAGCGGGTCCAGCACGGTCCAGCCGGCGGCATCCGCCAGCGCGGCGAAGCAATGGCGGAAGCCCGGCCGCAGCAGGCGCAGCCAGGGCAGGTCCGCCTGGCCGCCGAAGACGACATAGGCGCGCTGGTTGGCCTCGGTCGCGGCGCGGCGATGGGCGGGGCGCCCGGAAGGGGTGGTCACGTCCCGCCGTCAGGGAAGGCGATCACCTCGGCTGGCTGGGGCGCCGGCAGCGCGCCGGCGACGATGCCCTTGACCCGCAGCGGCCAGTCGAGCCGGATCATCGCCTCCCGCCACAGCCGCCAATCGCCCTTCTCGCCGAGGTGGCGCGGGTCGGGCGCGGCCTGCCGCTCGCCCCAGATTCGCAGGATCCGGGCATGCTGCAGGTCGATCCGTCGTTGGCGGTACAGCCGGTCGAGGCATTTGATGACATCGTCCGGCTCGCAGGGGCGCTGGACCAGGCCGGCGCCCGAGACGATGCGAGCGCCGTCGCGCCGGGCAATGAGCGCCGCCATGGTCCAGAACCAGGCTTCGTCAACGGTCTGGAATGGCTGCATCTTGCTACCGGTGTTGCGGACGGGGGCGTGTCCGGGGCGGGCGGCGGTGGTCATCGGGGGCTGTCCTTCGCGCCAGGTGTGGAACGTTCCAAGAACGTAAACCACAGGTTGTTTCCGGCGCAAGGGGGCAATAAGGAATATTCGCCTATTGCTCAGCGACTCCGAACCTAGGATGTTATGCCCATGAAGCGACCATCCATATCTGGTGCATGCCAGGCCATCCCGAGCCCAGGAGCGGGCCGTGACCCATGACGACATCTGGCGCGCGCTGGACGCGCTCGCCGCCGAGCATGGGCTCTCCGCCTCCGGCCTGGCGCGCAAGGCCGGCCTTGACGCCACCGCCTTCAACCCGTCGAAGCGCGTCGGTGCCGACGGAAGGTCGCGCTGGCCCTCCACCGAGAGCCTCGCCAAGGTGCTGAGCGCCACCGGCACCGGCATGGCCGAATTCGCCGCCCTGGTCACCGGCATGCCGGCGCTCTCGCGCGGCAGCCGGCAGCCTTCGGCCCGCCGCATCCCGCTGATCGGCCTGGCGCAGGCCGGTGGCGAGGGCTATTTCGACGATGGCGGCTATCCGGTGGGCGGCGGCTGGGACGAGATCTCCATCCCCGAGGTCGGAGATCCTAACGCCTATGCGCTGGAGATTTCCGGCGAGAGCATGGAGCCGGTATTCCGCGACGGCGACATCGTCATCGTCTCACCCGCCGCGCCGCTCCGCCGCGGTGACCGCGTGGTGGTGCGGACCCAGCAGGGCGAGGTGATGGCCAAGGAGCTGAAGCGCCAATCCGCCCGTCGCATCGACCTGCGCAGCCTGAACCCGGCGCATCCGGACTATGCCTTCGACCTGTCCGAGATCACCTGGATGCACCGGATCGTCTGGGCGACTCAGTAATGTCAGCGGCCCTGCCGAAGGACCGCCTCGACCCAAAGCGGCCATCAAAGCCGTGGG